CGCGGCATGGCTCGCCGAGCAGGAGGCAGCGAAACCCAAATACCCGTCCGTGAAGGACAAGGGCGAGGTCGCATCGATCAAGACCGACGCCCAGAACGATTTCGTGAGGTCGCTCTTCAAGGGCGACCGCTAACCGAAAGGAGCTGCAAATGGCAGCTATCACCACCAGCAACATCGCTATCCCGTCCGAGGTCGCCAACCGCATCTTCGCCAAGACCGCGCAGACTTCCACGCTCGCCCGTCTCTCCGCCCGCGAGCCCCAGAAGTTCGGCCAGTCCAGCGTCATGACCCTCTCGGGCGACGTTATCGCCGAGCTCGTGGGCGAGGGCGCGCAGA